TGTGCCCTCTGCAAAAGTCAGTGCTACAGTAGAAACACTTACTATCACACCCGTGCCAACTTCAACTGTTTCTGTGCCTAATGAGAAAGCGCTAGATAAACTACCAAGTGTTACTAAAGCGTCCGCAGTTGTAGTCACACTACCTAAGGCTGAGGCCATTGTAACGGCCGTAGGATCTACCTGAGTGAATATATCAATTACTGGTGTTCCAATAGCAAAATCTAGTTGATCTGAAGGTGCTATGACACCTACATTACCTTCACCTGTAATTCCTGAAGCTCCAGATAGGGCTGCACCAATTGTTAACGCTGTTGGATTTACTAATGCAGAAGCCTCTGATATTGTTACAGAGTTTAGAGCGGATGTCATTGACAAGCCTGTTGGACTTACAATCACACCTGTTCCCACTTCTTGAGTAGTGGTGCCTAATGCAGTAGAAATTGATACGCTACTTACATTAGTTATAAATTCTATATTTTCATTCCAAGCAAAAGAACCCCATGTGCTTCTGCCCCATCCTGCGTCCACTGATCCTGTAGCAGTCTCAGTTCCTGTCGCAAATGATATAGATAGGCTGCCGGCAACTACGCCTGCGCCTTCATTTACTGTTACTCCTGATAATTGTGTTTCGAAAGAAACACCGGTCAAATTAAAGACAGAAACTTGCTCTGCTGCTGCCGTGCCTAACGCTGAGGTTACTTGTAATGAGTCTAATGTTACTAAACTATCGGCAACAACACTTTCAGTTCCTAAAGCAGTTGATGCTGATACTCCAGTAACAGATACCGTGATCGAACTTTGTTGGCCCCAAAAGCCTTGCCCCCACGTGCCCTCATTCCAAGCATCTGCCATGGTGATGACCTCCTATATTAAGATAATCTTAATATAGCACTTGAAGCATCGTTAGTTGGAAATGCGATTGTAAATGTACCGTTTGTTGATGTCTTTACAGCACCAAAATCTAAAACTGCAATAGCTGCATTTGTATTTGTTGATGATCTATTATAGATCAAAGCTGCTTGTGCAGATATTGTAGCTGATGTAAAACTCACGTTTGCAAAGTCAACAAAAGCTGTTGATGCTGTTGCACTTGTTGCTGTCAATCCGATGGTAGCACCTGTTAAGGTAGCTCCACCACTAGCGTATGTACCTGAGTTACCAACTTCGTTGGTTGCTGAAAATGCTGTAGTGTTTCCGTTTAAGGTTGCTGAATCTGTATAGAGGGCGAGATTGATAGTATCATTATCAATATCATGATCCCCTGCCAATAACTCTTTCTTAAAGGAAGCACAGACTGCTTGATTTATTGCCATGTTTTATGCCCTCCTTAGGCTTTTGGGTCTGCTGATGGTAAAGGGACTCTTAAAACTCCATCAACATACTCATCTCTTCGTTTACGTCCCATTTGCTCATTAGCAAAAGCCTGAAGAGCGTTTTGGAACTTCTGATTGTATAATTGCATATCTTGAGTATTTTTCAAGTATGAATAAGCCTCTGACAAAACACCATACAATAAAACCTCAGGGGCATTATTAGAAACGAAAGTTGTTGTGCTTGTGCCACTAGATCCATTGCCTAATCTTTCAGGACTTTCATTATACCATAACTCAACTGTGTAAGCTAAGTTAGGTGTTGGTGCTACAACTAAAGTGTTCGAATCCCAGTTCGCCCAATATTTAGGTTCGCCTGTGAAGGTAGTATTTGAAGAAGATCTCTCAATTGCATACTCATCAATAAATGTTGCATCCACTTGCTCTAACCATACAATTTCTCCATCTGATTTATGTAATTGTAAGCCTCTAGCAAATCTAAAACCACCCTCTGGGCCTGAAACGTCAAGAAAACTATTATTAGCTTCAAAAGTAGAAGTGGCGTATCGTCTTTGTGCATCAGAATCCATTAACCTGTCTATTTGATTTTCTGTATTAGTTAGAAAAACATTAACAACAGAATTAGATAATACGTCTGATGTTACCTCTGTATAGTTTCTAACATTATCTAAAAGTTCTGAATAATTCATGATATCACCACGCTAACTGTACCAACTGTTGATCCGATTAGCAACTCCTTGCTTTGTGGAGAAGGCACCATACCGTCAGACTCAAAAGCAGAATCTCCTGGTGCGCCAACAAAAACAATGACAGGCTCTTGCCTTGCAGGTCTAGGATCTCTTAATGCTATGGCATCTGCAGGATGATGTCCTGGATCAAGTTGTGGGTGTTTAGGTTCAAAACAATCTGGACAAGTGAATAAGCCATTCCATTCTTGTCTTAATTGCAGATATTTATATTGTTGTCCACATCTATCACATAAAGCTATAGCACGATTACCATTTGCAAAAGTCATGTGTTATCCTACGTAAAAACTTCTAGGCACTATGTTTACAGAGGTTGATTGACTATCCTCAGTCAAAGCTCTTTGTAGTTCTGCCTCATATCTTCTTTCTAATTCTTGTGATCTTTCTGGTGCTATCTCTTGTCCAAGATAGTATGCTAAACCTGCAACAGTGCATGGTAAAAATCTAAAAGGTGCATCTGGCTCATTAGTGTAAGCACCTACATCCTCGATTCTACCTACGTAAAAATAGTTTATTTGTGTGTCAGTTTCATTTGGTGTTTGATATAGATTGATTTCTACATTTGCTAAATTTCTTTGTACAAAATATTGACTTGGTTGTCCTTGTTCAAACTTGTTCGGCACATTCTCATATTCTGATCTAGATATTTTTGTCATGCTTGTGTCTGTGGTAGTGCCTCCACTTATCTTTCTAAATACTAATTCTAAAACATCTGATGCATCTGAAGGTGCAGTATATGTAGTTGTCCCTGCAGTCAGATTTTGTGTATGATTTTTAACTTTCCATAAATGAATACCCCGATTACCCCACTCAGAAAACAACAAGTTTAAATTATCTCTTGCTGCTCTCAGTTCATAACCAGTTCTATTAGATTTACCACAACGAGCATAAGCACGTTCAATAATACTATCGAAACTTAAATTAAATGTGGTGGTATTCGAGGTAGCCATTTTTACATGCCTTTTCTAGCTTTGCCTGGTCTAGCCATACCGCCGCCACCACGCATCTTTTTAATCATGCCACCGCCACGTTTTTTTAACATACCGCCACCACGTTTTTTTACAACCTGTTTTTTCATAGGTCCGCCGCCCATTCGCTTAACGACATTCTTTTTTTTCATCATGATGTTTTCTCCTTTTTAAATAGTCTTTCGTACGTATCTTGCCTAGTTTTTACGACCTCATCGTAATACTCTGCTGGCCATTTTTTATAATAGCCTATCTTATGTAGTTTGCAACTTGCATCATATAACTGTTTGAATTTTTGTATGAGCATCATGGAGTATGCTAAATCTGACTCATATTTGTTATCATCCGTAGGATTAACTAAAAACTCTTGATCTTCAACTGTTGCTGGATTATTAGGATGAAATCCCATGAAATATACGTCACGCTTGTTATATGTTTTGTTATAAAAATCTATTTTTTCTTGAAACTGTTCTTCATCATATTGATCAAAATAAGGATCACAAAATATAAGTATGTCATGATGTTTTTTATTCCAATCCTTAAGTAGTGTAGTAAGGTGTTTTTCGTATTTCGTTTTATCAGATCGTACCTCTATTCTAAGTTTATCGTCTTTACGCCATTTTGCAGCAAAGGGACACGCTGGAAAACCAAGATGTTTATTCATGGGTTCTAAGACATTCTTAGACCAATTAATTACATCAAGCTTTATTTTTTCTGCGTGTTTTTTTCTTGACAATTGTTTTGACGTTAGTTGGCTTACCACCAACTCCCTGAGCCACTGCTCTTTTTCTAGATACTGCTGATTTTATTTGTCCCTTTGACATTGCTGCTGCTTTTGCAGCAGGGACACATTTAGGATACTTTCGTTTTCGGTCTGCTTTTAATTTTGATCTACCACATTTAGCGAAGCTGCCATCTTTCTTGCGAGAGCCTATGTCTCTCCAATCCTGTTTGAACCACTTCGCTAATCCTTTGTGGCCAGACATTTTAAACTATCTGTGATATTGCGTATATTGCAACAACTCCAATAACAACGACAATCATTTTGCCTTTCTTATTTAAATTGTTCCATTTACTTTTAATTGAATCTAGCATGATTACCTCCTTAAACGAAAAGCTTAGTTTTCTTTCGTCTTGACGAATCAACCATGCCACAACCCGCAGCTACAATTGATCCTCCATTTGCCATGCGCTGTGCTGATACAGCTTTTCTTTGTTGAGAAATAGAGCCTCCCATGGCTTTTTTTGGTCCCTTAAAATCTTTACGTTTTACGCCGCTTGGGTCTTTGATTTTACCTGCACAGATCTTAGAGGCGTAGGCATTGGCATAAGCACTAGGGTACACTGCGAATTTTCTTTTCGCTGCCGCTTTACCTCTTGGACATAATTTAGTCATGTTCTACTTCTCCTTATGCTCATCTTACCTTTTTTGAATATATTAGCAACTTGTGTTTTGCCCATAACCTTTGCTCTTTGTTCACCTACTGTGAGGATTTGGATTTTCCGAGCAAATGGTTTTTTAATTCTTTTAACCTTTGCGACCGTTTTTTTCGCATCTGCGGGCGTAGCAAATTTAATACGGACAGTATCTTTAGGATTTTCATCTGTATATAATCTCCTTCCAGAGCCTTTAGGTTTTTTTCCTGTTCCTACTTTTGGGTCTGCCATTAACTATTCCTTGTAATTTTTTTGCTTGTTTAGCATGAAGCTTTGAACCTTTTTTTAAGCCTTTGATAACTTTTTTTATTGTTTTTTTCATACCAGGTTTAGTTACCTGTTGTCTCATTTGTGATCTTGATATAGCCATTAATAATCAGATGTCTTGATCAGAAACTCTTCTATCCAAGCTATCTTATCATCCATTTGTATGATTTTAGATTTTATTACAGCAATATCTTGTTGCATTTGTGCAACGCTGTCAGCCTTTTTTTCAACTGCATTAAGGCGTTCAGACCACATACCCCATGTCATGCCGACTGTTGCAATCAGCACAACATAAGGCAAAACTGTCTTCATCTCTATCTTAATCGACATACGCAATCCTCATCT